AGGGCTCTTAGAGACAGACCAAAAAAACTTACATTTAACTGTAGAATGCCGTAAAGGGTTCTACCCATAATCTTGCTTAAAAGGAGATAACTAATGGTTACAAATAAAGCACTAAGTCTATTCGATAATTTCAATCAACTAACACCTTATGCTGTGGGGTTTGATCGTGTGTTCGATCATCTAAACAGCTACGTTGCTAATAACGCAACGTCTACGGGGTTTCCACCATATAACATTATTAAAGGAGGTGACTTCACCTATGCCATCGAAATGGCTTTGGCTGGATTCTCTAAGAAGGATATTGAAATTGAAGTAGCAGACGGAGCACTTACTATTCGTTCTACAAAAGAGAATGAAGAAAATGAAGACACGATTCACCGTGGTATTTCCTCTCGTAAGTTTAAACGAAAATTCACTCTTGCAGATGACATTGTAGTGAATGACGCTTCCCTTGAAAATGGTATGCTCAAGATCAATCTTGAACGTATTGTTCCAGAGGAAAAGCGCCCTCGATTAATTGATATAAAATAAATTTGTAATAACTTGGAAAAGGGACTTTACTTTTAGTTCCTTTTCCTTTATTATGATAATATAATGAAGGAGATATTATGCTAGTAAAAGAAGAAACAGTATTAAAATTGCTTGGTGCAGATCAGCCAGGACAAATGGAAATGACAATTGCCCCCGCCATTCATCATCACGTTGCAAAAATTAAATTTGGTAAAACAGTTGTTGATCTTTTAAATAAAGAAATAGATTCAACTTCAGAAAATGATACAGAAAATTACGAAAAGTCTCTTGTTGGCCAAATGCGACATCATGAAAATTCTTCTCAGCTTAAATTTGATTTGACTGCCCCTGTAGGAAAAGAACTTGTTTCAATTTTAAACTCAGTTGGAACATCTTTTTTACAGCAAGGTTATAAAAAAGAATCATATGCATCTTGTTTTGATGTTTGGACTAATCGTGTATATGCTGGAGATTATAATCCATTTCATAATCACAGTACAACAACTGCCGCAGGACTATCTGGTTTTATGTGGTTAAAACTTCCAGAAGAAATGGAAGCACAAAAAAGTGGCGCTCAAAGAGTTGTTTTTGGTGAAACAGATGGACAATATGATGGTTGGACTCATATGGCATGGGATTTAGGATCAAGGACAGATATATATAATTTAAAACTTGATGGAGAAAAATATGTTCAGCCTGAAATTGGTACTTTGTATGTTTTTCCAAAATGGTTACACCATCAGGTACTACCATTTTCTGGTCCAGGCGAACGGCGTTCAATAGCTATGAATTGGAATGTGATTGAATCAGAAAATGAAATTAAAAATATTATGGACCCCAATGAATACAAAGATTTTATGTCTATACTTCCCCCTAATGTTGATAAGTCTGTTCCATTCCTAACAACTATCGGTGGTGCTGTTCTTAATGTCAAGTTAAACGAAAATGAGTAATTTTATCCACGGAATTATGATGAATGATACTTCATTATGCGATGATTTACTTGATTATTATAATAAAAGTAATGAATATAAACAGAAAGGTTATTCTGTTGGTGTTGGTGATAAAAAATCTATAGATGTTGCAGTTTATCCAAACTCTAAAGATGCAGTTATACAAGCATACTATGTTTTTTTGGGACAGGCATTAAAAAGTTATAAAGAAATATATGATACCTTTTCTTCTAACTCTGTAGCATTTGGTGAACCGTTCAACATTCAACATTATGAGCCAGGTGAGGGATTTTTAAATTGGCATTGTGAGAGAAGTGTGAATCAGACGCAACAAAGAGCGCTAGTCTTTATGACTTATCTCAATGATGTTACAGATGGCGGTGAAACTGAATGGAAATATCAAGAAGTAAAACTGCAACCAAAGAAGGGTATGACTGTTCTTTGGCCCACTGATTTTACTCATACACATAGAGGTATAGTATCTCCAACACAATCTAAAACAATTGCTACTGGGTGGTTCAATTATATAGATGTTGTTGGAGCTTCAGAACATTATGAAAATATTATAAATCAAATGAAGGAGAAAGTAGCTGTCAAAAGTTAACTACAAATATAATGAAGACAACACTTTGTCTGATTTGAAAGAGTACATCGACTCAACTTATGATGAGCACTATAGCACGAACCAGTTTCAGGCTACAGAGTTTATCATAGACGGTGGACATGGTGAAGGTTTCTGTATCGGTAACATCATGAAATACGCACAACGGTATGGTAAAAAGAACGGTTATAATAAAAGGGACTTGTTAAAAGTCATCCACTATGGTATTATAGCTTTATACAATCACGATATTATGGAGAAAAGTGAAAATGAAACTAAGTAGTCAAACAATCAATGTGTTGAAGAATTTCTCAACCATTAACCAAAACCTTGTAATCAAGGAAGGTAGTGATATTACTACCATGTCAGCAATGAAGAACATTGTTGCTAAAGCAAAGGTAGAGGAATCCTTTACGAAAGAATTTGCAATTTATGATCTCAATGAGTTTCTATCTGCATTATCTCTTTTTACAATCCCAGATTTAGATTTTCAAAATGATTTTGTTGTTATCACAGAAGAAGGCTCTTCTAAATCTTTGAAGTATTGGTATTCTGATCCATCTGTAGTCACTACACCAAACAAAGATATTAATATGCCGTCAAATGAAGTTAAGTTTGATTTCTCTAGTGATATTCTTGCAGAAATAACAAGAGCTGCATCCGTTATTGGAGCTCCTGATATGGTACTTGAAAACGGAAAACTTAAAGTGACAGATAAAAAGAATACAACTGCAAATGATTTTGCACTTGATCTTGATGTTCCTGCCAGTGATATTAATTATAAATTTTGGTTTAAAGTTGAAAATCTAAAATTAATTCCTGGCTCTTATAGTGTCGAAGTTTCTTCAAAAAATATTAGTAAGTTTACTAACTCTAATATTGAGATAGAGTATTTTATTGCTCTGGAACCAGAATCTTCTTATGACGCTTAAAGTTAGGAATCTATATTATGGAAAACTTTTTATGGGTCGAGGAATATCGTCCCAAGGATGTAGGCTCGTGCGTACTACCTAAAAATCTAAAAGACACTTTCACAGAGTTTGTTGAAAGTGACAATATACCCAATCTGATATTATCAGGTGGGCCTGGTGTAGGTAAGACAACCATTGCTAAAGCAATGCTTGATCAAATTGGTGCTACCTACATGATGATCAACGGTTCTGAGGAGTCAGGTATTGATGTCCTTAGAACCAAAATCAAAAACTTTGCTTCTACTGTTTCACTCGAAGGTGGCAGAAAGTATCTAATACTTGATGAAGCAGATTATCTAAATCCACAATCTACTCAACCAGCCTTACGGGGTTTCATGGAAGAGTTTCATAAAAACTGTGGATTTATTCTTACTTGTAATTATAAGAATCGTTTGATTGAACCATTACATTCTCGTTGTAGTGTAGTTGAGTTTTCTATTCCTAAATCTGAGAAACAGAATCTTTCTTCTGAGTTTATGAAGAGACTTATAAGTATACTTGATACAGAAGAAATCAAATATGATAAAAGAGTTGTTGCCGAAGTTATTAAAACACATTTTCCAGACTGGCGTAGAACTTTAAATGAATTACAAAGGTATTCAGTATCAGGTACAATTGATGCTGGAATATTGGTAAATTTAAGTGATGTGAATATAGAAGAACTTATGCATTGCATGAAAAATAAGGAGTTCACCAATGTTAGAAAATGGGTTGTCGATAATCTTGATAATGATCCTGTTCATTTGCTCAGGAGCATTTATGATAATCTTTATGAGTATGTGGATGGTTCTACTATCCCTCATTGCGTTGTGGTCTTGGGTGAGTATCAGTACAAGTCAGCTTTTGTTGCAGACCAAGAAATAAATATCATGGCTTGTTTAACAGAGATTATGGGTAGGGCTAAATTCAAATGATTGATATTTATGATGATGTACTAGAAGAACATAATGCTATATTAGTTGATGATATGGTACGGCAAATATCTTGGAAGTATGATTATCAATCTAGTCCAAAAAAACCCAATAAACATTGGCACGTTTTTTGTGGGCATAATGAAGAAGAATGTAATGATGGTGGATATAATTGGGCTTATCAAATTTTCTCTTCTATATTGCACAAATATAAGTTTAAAGAAAAATACAATGTAGAAGGGTTTGTGAGAATTTATTGTAATGCTCACACTCATGGTATAGAACCACAAACCCATGTAGATGATGGTGATTTTACTATGATCTATTATCCTCGTTTAGATTGGAAAACAAAGTGGGGTGGTGGAACAACAATATATCAAGAAGACGTTGGTAATCCAAATGACCCTAATTATAAGGTTGATAAGGCTGTTTCTTATAAAGGTAATCGATTAATTATTTTTGATGCACGTCTACCACATCAAGCTCAACCAGTTACAAAGGATTGCTATGATTTGAGAAGTTGTGTTGTTTTTAAATGTAATGTTGCTGGTGGAAATCATGAACGATTAGATTTTTATAAAGACAATTTGTCTAAAGGTAATTTCAAAGTAAAAATTTTATAATGTATGAGCTCAAAGATTACCTTAAAGCGATAAATCAAACCAAAGAACCTCTTATGGATGGTGAGGATGAAGAATGGGAGAAGAAATATCCCCCATATATCGTTAATAAGTGTGTTGCTCCCTTTCCTGATACTATTCAATTAGTTAATGAAATGAACCTATTACCTCATCTAGACAAGAAACTTCAGTTTGATTTTTTAATAAATAGTCTTAGACCAAGGAAAAGATATACTCCTTGGGTGAAGGCGATGAAAGTTGATAATCTAGAGTATGTTAAAGAGTATTATGGATATAGTAATGGAAAAGCAAAGTCCGCTCTTGAAATATTATCTGATGAACAAATTTCTGCCATAAAACAAAAATTAAATAAAGGTGGAAGACATAATGGAACAGATTAATTGGACACAAGATCAGATGCTAGAAGTTGGTTTGAAAGAACCAGATGATTTTTTAAAGGTACGAGAGACGCTATCACGAATTGGAGTAGCTTCAAGAAAAGAACGAAAACTATATCAGTCTTGCCATATACTACATAAACAAGGCCGATATTTTATTACACACTTTAAAGAGTTATTTGCTCTTGATGGTAAGGTTGTAAATTTATCTGAGAATGATATTGCTCGTAGAAACACAATTGCAAATCTTTTGAAAGATTGGGGTTTAGTAGATATTATAGGAATTGCAGAACCAGTAGCTCCACTAAGTCAAATAAAAGTTTTAAGTTTCAAAGAAAAAAACGAGTGGGAACTTAGTACCAAATATAATATCGGCAAAAAGAAAGAAGTTTAATGGAGCAATTCAAGTCATACATTACAGAAGAAAAAGATAGTGACTATCGTATTGTTGTACTTACTGTAGAACATGGTGATAAGTCTATAACCTCTAAACGTATTAAAGAAGAGGCAGACATATTAAATTTACCTAATTACGTTATACAAATAGGTGGCTCGTATATTAAACATGATAATGGTAAACACACTATACATTCTGTAGATGATGATAAAGGGTTTGAGTTAGATTCATCTACAGTAGTGTTTGTTCGAGGCACTCCTTCTAAAGATAGTTCACTAGATTTAATTTCAGAACTTGAAAGACTTGGAGTTTGTTGTATTAATAGTAGGACATCAATAGCTATTGCAGCTGATAAGTATCGTTCTTATATTCGTTTAAAGGATTACGGATTAACTACACCAAAATCTGTTTTGATTCCTAA